TCTCTCATTATGCACCTATCTTAGACATAGCACAGTTGTGGCATAAGTAATACTCATCTTCATTTCTATCCCATACAGGGATGACCAAGTCCCAGCCACACTTTTGGCACTCGGCTTTGAAATACTTGTCAGTCGTTGACATCTTCATAGTCTCCTTCATTGACTCGTTCTTGTCCCCATAACTCCTGCCAGCAAGCAGGATGGACACCGCTAATTATCTGCTCACGCAGAGGAATAGTCAAGGATTTAAATGCAGTCTGAACATACTCACCTCTGAGATAGGTGAATAGTTCATCTTCCTTGACATCTACAAATCCAGTCTTAAGACAGACTGGGCAACGCTTAGTTCCGTAAATCATTTTAGTCTCCTTTATAAAGGCTGGGTCGGGCAGATAGTTCCGACCCAGCCGTTCTTGCATTAGTTTACAGCAGATACTTCTATCTGTGTATAAGGTGCACGGCGCTGGCTGTTATCAATACCAGGTCTGCGGTCAAAGCGTGTAACTAATTTCCCAGAAACATTTACAATCTGAGATACGCCATCAGCCCAAGATAAATTGTTAAGAATATCTTTGGCTTCATTAGTAGTAAACACCAACGGCATTGTGAAATTGCACTTACCATCACCATCACGTTGAGTTACATTTGCTGTGATAACTTTATAGTTACCAAAGCCACGCTCCTGGACATTCTTTATATATCCAGTCACTTCAACTGCGTTATTCATTTCTGTCTCCTTTATATATATATTATTTATTTGGTGCGGTTTCCCGTCCCGCCAGGGAGACGGGAACCGCTTGATTAATTTACTTAACATTCTTGGCACCCAGTTCTCTTTGGATACACAAGATTGCAAGTCGGACATACCATCTCATAGAAATGAATGACCGAACGCTGTTCATCTTCATCTAAGTCAAAGATATGTTTACCTAGAAAGTATGTGCTAGGACATCTATCGGTTAGGTTATAAGTTGCAGGCTTGAACTCACTGCGAATACGTTTCTTACTACCTTTAACTCTAGTCTCACTACTAATCCAATCTGAACCAGACGGTTCTTCACTTACATCAGTAATGACATCGCCTTCGGCTAGTCTTTCATTAGCCCTGTGATTCCACGCTAACTCATCAGACCTAGCCTCATCTGACTCGTTACAGACTCTGCATTTCACATCATAATCTGCGATACTTTGACAGTCATAACACTCAGTCATAACTGAAATACCGTTGGATACTTCAACTATCGTATTCATTTTGTCTCCTTTATTATTGTTGGGAGCAAAGCCCTGTCGCCCCGACCAGGGCTTTGCGATTCTTTAGCCATTTATTAACTCTATAATTACATCTGCGTGGCAAGGCTTTGGTGCACAATGACAGACTAAATCTTTGCCCATCAAAGGCACTAACCAATTTCTTTCTTTAACTAATCTTTGCAGAGCATAGGTTCTAAACTTATTAATAACTTCTGCTCTTGTTCCATCATAACCTATCCTAAAAGGATTACCCCAATCACTACCTCTGCCTACATATACACAACCTTTAGGCTCACTACCTCTTTTATATACTCTCATAGTTATCACTTCCAAACCATTTCATAATCTCTACCACATACACAGCACATATCTTCCCAACTATCATTGTGCCAGATATGTTCTTTACCATTATCCTCACAATCAATTCCCTCATTCTTAATATCAATATCTATCTTACAATTTTTACATAACCTAGCACCTATTATAAACCAATTTTCAAACATAACAATCTCCTTTTTTATATTTACTCTCAACCTGAGAGCGCCTCTCAGCAACAGCAGGTGGGCAGCGCAGTCAAGTGCGAGCCAACGCCGCCTTTCAAGGCGACCACTTGACGGCGCGGGTTGCCCGCCTGCTGTATTATTTAGCGCTCGTTTGTCTATTCTTATGGACTCTTGTATCGCCCAAGATAACTGAATAGAATCCTTGTAATCATCAGTAACCTTGGTGACATCTTTCATCTCAAGCATAGATAACCTTTCGTTATATTAGAGCGCATTGGGCTAACGCCCAATAGGCAACCACTACTGCGAAGATAAGAAAAAAGGGCTGGTAAAAACACCAGCCCTTTCTTTCTAGTTTACAGACTCAAGCATAAAACTGGTTCGCCAGACTCCGTCAACTTGTTTGCTGCGAAACCAGCCCGAAACATTAGCAATCGGGCGGCGTGGTTCATTAGGTTCTGATTTGGTTCCGTCACCCTCGGTGACGGAAACACCGCCAACAAGTTCGGCTGAGTGCTCCTGCTGTTCCAAAGCAGAGAGCGTAGCAACGGCTGCGGAGAAACAGAACATCGGGAAGGATGCTTGATAACCGCCATTCTCATTTGTCAGGTACAGGACGCCCTTTGCGAAAGGCTTGCCGTTCTTAGCGGTCTTGATTTCAAGACCTTTGAGTTCGGCTGCTGTGAAGGTTACTTCGTTTTTCATTTTCTATCTGCTTTCTGTCGCACAGGGTGCGCGACGGGAGCCGAACAATCACACGCAGTGTGATAGGCTCCCAAGTCGCTGCCCCTGTGGCAGGAAGCAGATGGGCAGAAAATGAATAAACGGAGTGTTCTTCACTGCCCGAACCAAAGGACACTTGAAATCAGGCAGACCGCGCCAGAACGGGAGCAAGCCCGAGCAAAGACTGGCGCCCGTGCCTGAACAAATAGAATGTTAGAGCGGTTATCACAGCCCTGACCTGAGTTCTGGGGCGCAGCAGACGGCTACGCCACTGCTGGAACAGCGCACTCAGCAGGACTGTTGGTGGCTCAGAATCAGAACGTTGAACCCGCCTCAAGCCCGAGGGCGTTTCGGCTGGGTGAGCCAAACAGTGACGGAGGACAGAGGCGAACAGTTTGCTTGAGGATGGAAACAGAAATCTGAAAGGGCAGTTTTTAACTGCCATTCAGATTATCTGAGCCATCTACTCAGCGCCCTGAATAGGGCTAGCAGATAGTTAGCCCAGACAGCGCTCATACAAACAGCACTGTCCACGCTAACAGCAAATAGTCTAGGGGTCTCAATGACCCCAGACTATTTAAAACTGGTCCACAGTTATGTAGTACACTATAGAAAAGATTTTCCCGTACAGACTATTAGCCCCCTGCACTGTCCTAATATGTCCTATTTTGGTATAGTCTGTTATGTGACTTGTATAACAGTTTTGTTATAAACCGTTCGGAATGGCTGTTTGAACGGATTAATACTATATAGGGGCACAAAGTGCCCACTGATAGTAGCAAGGTCTTTAGGACCTTGCGTACAGACTGTATCTACTATCTGTTACTACAGGCTGTACTAACTGTCTGTATAGTATGTAGATGGGACAGGTCTGTGACTTTTCAGAAGGGCAAAAATAACCCTAGGACAGAGGCTATGGCAGCCGCAAAGGCTAAAGTTATAGCCCTTGTATCCGAGGGTTGGACACCGCATAAGGCGATGGCTGAGGTTGGCAAGCAACCCGACACCATCCGTATCTGGTGTCTGAGGGACAAGCAGTTTGCTATTGACCTAGCCCAGGCAAAAGAGGACGCCAAAGAGCGTTCCCTGACCGCCCTTGGCATAGCCAGGGACGATATTAGTTTTCCACAGTTTTCTGAGATGTTCCTGGAGCAGAGGGTATTCCCCCACCACCAGGATTGGATTGACTTGCTAGAGGGCAGAGAGCCTAGTTGGCTCCACCCAAGTATGATTTATGAGAAGGGCGACTCAAATCGCCTTCTTGTAAACGTGCCACCTGAGCACGCTAAGAGTACGGTGATTACGGTCAACTACTCTACTTACCGCATCGCTCTCAATCCCAACGTTAGAATCATCGTAGTTTCTAAGACGCTTATCAAGGCACGCGAGTTCGTGTACGCAATTAAGCAGAGACTGAGCCACCCGCGCTGGTTGAAGTTGCAGACAACATTTGGACCAGAAGGGGGTTGGAAAGAAGACTCAGATACCTGGCGAGTTGATACCGTCTATCTTGGGAGCGATGCTCGTAACTCATCTGAGAAGGACCCAACCATCCAAGCCCTAGGTATGGGTGGACAGATTTATGGTGCCCGTGCCGACCTGATTATTTTGGATGACTGCATTACCACGGCTAACGCCCACGAGTATGAAAAGCAGATTAACTGGCTTCAGAAGGAAGTTATTACCCGTCTGGGTAAGAACGGCAAACTTTTAGTAGTAGGGACAAGAATTGCGCCGACAGACCTATACAAGGAACTCCGTGACCCAAAGTATTGGTCGGGCGGTAAGTCTCCTTTCACTTATATGGGTATGCCTGCGGTTCTTGAGTACGCTGAAAAACCCAAAGACTGGAAAACGCTTTGGGCTAAAAGTGACTCTCCTTGGGATGGCGACAACGATACGCCAGATGATGACGGACTCTATCCTAAATGGGATGGAGAGACACTTCACAGAAGACGCGGAGAGGTAACCCCTTCCACCTGGGCGCTGGTTTACCAGCAAGAAGATGTAACAGAAGATTCCATTTTTCCCGCTGAACTTGTTCAGGGTTCTATAAATGGGATGAGAAAGCGCGGTCCTTTGAGACCTGGCGCTGCTGGACATCCTAATAATCTTGAGGGCTACACCATTGTGGGATTTGACCCTGCTATGGGTAGAGGTCGCGCTGCTTTTGTCGCTATGACCTACAACCGAGCCGATGGCAAAATTTACGTTTTGGACTGTTTAGATATGTCCGAACCTACGCCACAAAAGATACAACAAGCAATAGAAGACTTTGTTCATAAGTTTAAACCGCAAGAACTACGAGTAGAAATCAACGCTCATCAGAAAGCCTACGCCCTTGACGCAGAGTTACAACAGTGGTTGGCAACTTATGGCGTTAGACTCAATGCTCACTTCACGGGCAAAAACAAATGGGACACCAACTTCGGAGTCGCTGGAATGTCTACACT